CCAAGGGTTTCTCCACCAAGACCACAGTTCACAATCAGACAAGCAGAGTTAAAACCCTGCAAATCAATATCGGTATATGTGGCGGTAGCGGTTACCGCAATGGGATCAAGTACAGATGTGACCTCGATGTTATTATATAAATCTTTCATTATTCTGATTCCTTATTTTTGGGCCGGTTTTACCCGGCCAGTTTTGTTAAGAAGTGGCTACTTTTAACGCCTTCAGTGCCTCAAACATTACCAGACCGCCGCCTACACGCTTTGTGGTATAGAAGAGGACATTTCCCTTAGAAGTATATGGATCGCGGAGAACCCGAATACCAACACGGTCAAGGATGAGGTATGCCCGTTTAAAGTTGCCGAAAAACAAGGGATAAGCACCGGCCCCAATATCAGCCACATTGTCATCATAAGAAATGGGTTTCCCGAACAGCATGTCCGGGGTGCCCTCTGTCAGACCGGGCCGCCACAGGTAATTTCCGTCTCCGTCCTTCAAAGCCCTTATAGATTCACAGGTTGAGTCATTCATCAACCAGGATGCGCCGTTCCTGTAGGAAGGTTTCAGTGCATGGACAAGGGAAATGAGTTTATCAGTGTTATTAATTAGTGACGCATGGCCACCAGGAACATAACCAATTTTTCCCCACTCGTAGGATGCGTTCGTAACCATGGTGTAACCCGCAATTCCACGGGGTTTTGCCACACCATCACCGGTAACAAAGGCTTCGCCCTCCTCCTCGTTGAAATCCATTGAAACCTCATCGGCCAGCCATGCAGCAAGGTCGATTGTGGTATCGTCAAGGGAAATCTGGGTGCATCCAGGCTCGGCATAAATCTCTTTCATGTTAATGGCAATTTCACGGAGTGTCGGGGTGCTGGTTTCTGTGCGGGTTTCTTTTTCAGCAACCCACCCTGAACTGGTGCCGCCCATATTGACCAGTTTTTTATAGGTGTTGGTTCCGATTGACCGAACAGTGGCAAGATTCCGCATTACGGAAATGGTACCTGCCACTCGTTCAATAGCTGTGTCAAATTCTGGAGGTGCTACCAGGTACCCGCCATCAGGATCGGATAAAGTTGACAATCCGGCTGTTACCTGGAGATCCCTAACGGCTGCAAGATTTGATTCACCGCCTTTTCTGAACCAGTTTTCAAAGGCAGCTTTGTGTTCGGCCTTCGCCTGATCCACTGGGGCGGACCCGCCGCCAGGAGTGACCATTCGGCCAACCTGTGCGTCCAATGCTTCAAGTTGGGCTTTCATGTCATTCAGTTTAGTGATGTCGGCATTGATTTTATCAACCTTGTCAGTCAAAAGAGGATCAACTGTCCCACGGGCTTCAAGGTCTTTAATTTTTTGGTCATTTTCAATCTTGAACGCTTCAAAGGCCGTTCCGATTGCTTCAATGGTGTCTTTTAATTCAGCCATTTTTTTTCCTGTTTACTTTTTAAATATGTTTAAAAATGCCTCTGCGGATGGAACTGCTTCGGACTCTTCGTCAATATCACCAATGGCTCGCCAGCCTCTCGCAAGTACAGCCTTGGCTTTGTTCACAGAAAGACCGCCTACATCTCGCAGGAGGTTTTCAATATCTCTTATGTTGGGGTCAATAATCTTTTTATCTTCTGCTTTGAAGTCTTCCGGGGTATTAGCAAACATGGAAAGGTCAAATTTTGCTAAAACTGGTTCCCCTGCTTCGATAAGGGTATCTATAAATCCATTTACTTTGGCTTCTTTGGCCGTCATCCAGGTTTCTGCTTTCATCATGTCTTTCAATGCTCGCTTGCCGACGTTGGTATTGTCAACATACATGTCAATCATATTGCTGCTGACTTTTTTCAGGATATCGGCAACTTCCATCATTTCATATTGGTTGCCCCACATCCCTGCCATGGGTTCGTGAATCATGATCATTGCATTTTTATATGCCTGTTTTTCATGTCCAGATACTGCGATGTATGATGCTGCCGACGCTGCCAGTGCCTCGACTCTGGTGACGGGTTTTGAGGGATGGTTCTTAATAGCATTGGCTATCTGGAACCCATCGAACACGTCCCCGCCTGGAGAATTAATCCTAATAACAATTTTCGACTGTTTTAAGCCGGACATCATGCGGACAAAATCACCAGCATCGTTAAAGGGCCAACCTATGTAATCTGAGATAAAAACCTCTACCTCGTCATCTGCTACATTTTTAACGCTATACCACTCAGACTTTTCAAGCGGTTTGTCATATTGACTCGCTATGAATTTTGCGTTTTTTTCATTTCGGTAATTTAATTTCATTTTGTGGAGTCTCCTGGAGTTGTCCCGGCATTCGTTTCTTTGGTTGTCGATGTCCGGGTCCGGTACTCGTCCCCGCCTTCATATGGGTTCATGTCAAGTAAATCTCTAACATCGTTCGGGCTGAAAATCTCCTTATCAATGGCAGTGGCGAAACCATCCATCTGATCTTTAAAAGATCCCCGCTGCAAGCCCTCAACCTTAAATTTTGCATAATATATTTTGCGCTCTGCCGGTGATAAGAGATCCCTGTAAATTGATTTTTCAATCTTGGTTATCCATGGCATAAGGGCATAAACCACGAAACCGATTGAGAATTGCTCTGCGCTGGCAAATGTTGGAGTGTTATCCCCGGAACTCATCAAAGTTAGTGGCATACCAAAGAAAATATCGACTATCTCGCTCTTCTGATATTTTCTGGTTTCAAGGAATTGAGAGTCATCCGGGTTTATAGTCACCGGGTGCATTTTCATACCCTCTTCCAGAAGCATAATCCTATGAGATTTTCCAAGGCCACTGTAAGTTTCTGCCATACTATTAGATAGATTTGTATGTGCCTGTGGTGACAATGTTTTTGGATGCTCAAGGATAACGCCCGGGTGTGTCCCGCTCCCAAAGTACCTGGCTCCGAACTCTTCGGTTGCAAGGCCAAGCCCTATGGACTCCCGGATATATGCAATTGGATTAACACCCATATACCCATTTAAAGTCATCCCCCGAAGGTGCATTATCTCAGTCCCTGGGATATTCATCACGGTTCCATCAGGAAAGATACATTTGTAAGTCAGAGATTTATCGCTATTTTGAACCACTTCTTGAACAATATCAGGCCCAAATGGGATTAATTCTTTTAACCTCCCCCACCGACTCCCTCCGTTATTTTTCAAGGCATAAAAGTTTCCACGGAGTGCAAGATGGTTTATGGCCATCCCCCAAAACTCTGGAGCTGTCATCCATTCGTTAGGTAAGTCGTGCAATATAGAATAAAGGCTGAAGTCTTCTGCGATGGTTCTTATTTTTCCGGTTTTTTCCATCATGTGACAGGGTAGCATGCCTATTACCCTGGAAAGGACGTTCACACACGAATAGACGGTTGCCTGCCTCATTGCTGAATCATTAGAAACCGACGTGCCTGAAGATGTAGATCCACCACCGAGGTGATCTCTCAGTATTTGTTCAAGATTATTACTCATGGCTTTTGGCCGCGCCATACGGGAAACAAGACCCATTATTTTTTATCCCCCATAATGTACCCTGAAACCATCAAAAGCGATCCACATACTGAAAATGCAATCCATGGTTCTCTCAACCAAAGGCCATAACCGAGCAATGACAGTCCACCTATGAATAAAATATCTCTAATATCTATTATTTTCAAAATGTTAGAATCCCCCGATCTTCATATGCTGATGCACTCTCGCCGGTGTCATACATAGCCCTGGCCATGGCGTTAATCGTTGCCACTGCGCCATCAATTTTGTTATTGCTGTTTTTCGATTCCTTTCTCGGGAATATGTTGTCTTTCATATCCGGCTCACAAAAAACATTTTGAAACATCCATGTGGTTACTTCGTTGCCATCGTGGTGTAGCCTGCCTTCCATTATCAGCACCTCAAGTTCCTTCATTGGCTCTGACAAGCTGGCCGCTGTTTGGGGTATTTCCACGTAGGAGATTCCCTCGTTTAGCAGGTTTGTCCCGAGTTGCTGAGCATTCCATGGGTCGCTGGCCACATCTCCGCCGGCGTTTTCCTCCCCGGTGATGTCAAACCGTTTAGCGTCAAGTTTAATCTCTTCCTGAATCTCTTCAATGTCAATTCTGGCACCGGCGTGGGTTTTAATGTGGCCCATGTGCGCCCACCCTGCGTAATGCGCTTTATCTTCGCCCTCTATGTTTTCCGATGGCGTGTAATGCGTTGAAAACAGGTAATAATGTGTTTTCGTTTCGCCATCTGGGGTTTTCACGAATAGACGCATTTTTGAGGCTATGTCTTTTTTTGATGCAAGGTCAAGGCCGACGTAGCAGGGGGATTCGTTGAAATCGTTTAGGTTCATTTCTGTATCACGGCAATTTTCCCAGTTTATGGAGTTTATCCATGCTGAGCCTGAAGAACTCCACATATTGAGATGCTTGCATTTCATGATGTTCTGTTTGCGAGGGTTCTGTATTGCTGTTTTAAGTTCTGATTTTAAATAATCTTCAAAAACGGATATCCCATAATTTGGGTTTGCTTTTTTCCAGGAGTTTAAATCTGTCCATGGGTCGTCTTTGTCAATTGTGTAGATCATCCCAAAAATATCATCATTTACAATTAGGCCGGATAGGATTTTCTCAACTTGCTTTCTCTTTTCAAAACAGGGGTTGCTTGTGTTTGTCCCTGCTGTAGTGATTACCACCATCATCGGTTGCTGCCTGGCACCCATTCCGGTTTTGCCGGTATCGAAAGATTCATCTGTTTTACTTTCGTGATATTCATCTAACACGTAACAATGCGGAGACGCGCCATCACCAGGTTTTCCCACAACGGTTTCAAAGCGCGATCCTGTTGACATCGAGTAAATGTTTCCGGGGTTTTTTACTGTCCCGCCGAGTGAAATATCAAAGGCTTGCTGGTATTTTGGTAGAGCCGCTGTCATATTCCATGCTGGCCTGAATACTTCATACGCCTGTTGTTCTGTGGTGGCTGCTGAAAAGACTTCTGACGAAAGCTCACCATCTGCTGAAAACATATAATTGCCTATGATAGCGCCGCATGTTGATTTTGAATTTTTACGAGGTATTTCGGCATAAATTTCGCGGAACCTTCTGAAACCATCTTTTTTTCGTACCCATCCGAATGGCACCCCGAGTAAAAAACACTGCCAAGGTTCGAGGACAATTAAAGACCCCTTCCATTTGCCTTTGGTATGGGGCATCAATTCTGCAAAGTTCAATATGCTTTCTGATTTTGCCTTATCGAATTTATACGGGCAGGATGGTTTCAATTGATTTTTTAGATCGGTTAAGTGTCTCTGGCAGGCATTGACAATGTGGATACACGCCGGAACCTTGCCAGATATCACCTGTCTGGCGTATAGATTACACTTATTTGTCAATGGATATAACGCCATTAATTTTCCCCAATAAAAAAAGCCGGAAGCCCCCATATTGCTATGGAAACCCCCGGTATCGATTTTTTTCGATACCGTATTATATTATGATAAAAAAATTACCAAATATTAATACCGTACCGTGTTATTTGTGAAATTGCAAGTCAAGTGTTAGTTATTTAT